ATAAGGACTAGCTTTTTGCGGCATGGATTCGACTTTTCTGTCCTTTTCTTCCCTACGAATTCTAATCTTCTCAATTTCAGGAATTTCTCCGAATCTTTCGACTAGCGTTTCGGAACTGATGATGTTTCTATCGGAAAGTTGAATAAGTAAGTTCTTTTCAGAAGCTTCGTCAGAAAGAACCATCTGGTCAAAGTGAATTTTAGCCGGAAGCCTAAACCCCATAGCCTTTTGAACTATCTCAAGTTCTTGTTCCCACCAGTTAACCAATACTTGACGACCATACTCCAACCTTTCGACAAGGGTTTTAAGACTAATAAAATTATTAGTAAAGCCACCGCCACCAGTAGCCATACCAGTGAGAGTAGGAGGAACACCAAGACCAGCGTAAATATTTGTAAGTACTGGTTCGTATTTTTCTTTTCCCAAGAATCTAAAGACTTGTGTGCTAGACTCAGTGAACTTTAATTCAGGACCCCATACTAAATCCATAGTTCCGCCGCCTACGTTTCCGGCTAATATGTTTCTTAGCTTATTAATAGCAGCCTTAGTCGGAAGTATTTTATTGTCTAAATCTCCTAAGCTCCATAAACGTATATTAGATATAGCTCCATCTAAAGCGGATATATCAGCAAGCTTCATTTTCTCTAACATGATGATGTCGTCTAGAATGGCGTAAATCATAGGATTCGCCCATACTAACCAGTCGTCTTTTTTATAGAAATGAACAGAAGTCTTTTCTGGGTCAAGAGGTACTACATTCTTGCCCTCTTTAATAGATCGAAGAATATCTGGAGGTAGCATGTCAGTTAAATCACTATGAATAGAAGATCCGCCATTTAAACTCTTGTTGGCTAAACCACTGACCAATCTAGATACTTTAATTGCATATCTAGGCTGTCCAACAAAAGTAGCTAATTCATCACCAATCATCTCAATAGACATAGGGTTTAAGAAATCAAACTTCCACGGAATTTCACGTTTAGTAACCTTTTTTACTAACGCTTCCATGTCAGGAGAAGCAGACGAACGAAGATCTTGTTCTACTTTTTTGTTTATTTTGGCAGTTCGTCTTTTTACTACTACATTTCCGCATCTATACAAAGTGTTAAGAAATCGCTCTGACCTCTCAATTCCACTAACCTTCTTGAACCAAGCCCGGAAAAACTTCTCTATTCTTTTATTAGGATGAACGATGGTTATTCCTTGACCAGCGAAATCTCCCATTAAGTCGATAACATTTCTGATAATGCCGACTTTGTCATACGCAGACATACACATCCGTATGGCTTCTTTTTGCTGTTTTGGTACAGACTCTGACGAACGAAACCTATCGTAGTCTCCACGATTGAATCCCGTTCTAACTGAGATGTTAGATTCTATATCTAAAAAAGACCGGCGATTAGACGTAGACTTCTGAATACCGTCGTAAGAATCAATGTTATCTGACGTGTCAAGAAGAGCTTGTCGTTTTCCAGATTCGTCTGCCCATGTAACAAAAGATTGAGATCTTTCTTGGTCTTGTATTGGGTTGTTGTCAGCCATTATTGTACCTATCAAGTTGTAATTGGAATGATTATAGAATTAATCTAATTGATTATACACCAAACTAATACACATCCTTCATTCCTTCTGTGAACCAAGCTGGACCAACGTACTGTGGACCCTCTGATTTGCCCGCAACGCCTCCAGCAAACCCTCCAACTGTATTGTATACATGAGCAGGAGCTGTTCTCAATATCTTTCTAGCAGACATGTTAGCCATGATTAAAGAAGAGTATCTATCTTTTCTGATTCTATCTTTTCGTCCTCCGGGTAATTTTACCTCTGGAGTATCCCACTTGTCTCTTCCAGATGTCGTTTGTGTAATAATAATCATAGATAGTTCATCTTTTAACTCTTCTATTTCCATTACGGAATCTTCCAACGTGTCGTACATTCGTCCTTTTAACTTATCGTCAGATATAGCTAAACCTAATGTAGCAGAATCAAAATAAGGAAATAACACAGTTTTATCTTCAAAGTCTTTTCTTAATCCATGATTAGCTTCTGATACCCAGTCAGACTTAGCAAACTGAACCATCTCTACAATATGCAGTCCAGCTTCTCCATCTGTATCCTTCTCTTTGTTTTCGTCGATAGTAGGCCAGATAGGTAATTCACCTTCTTGAATTTTATCTTTATCATGAAGACCTTCAATAATTGCGATACCTCCACCTTGTGCATCTAAGGCTATCTCTGCACATGGGAAGGTTTTCATTAAATTTCGTATTTTTCTAGCGCAGTGAGAATAGAAATCAGTTTCATTTACAAGCCCTGCTTTTAACTGCTCTTTATGTCTACTACGACTAGTAGTCCAGCAATAGACAATTCTACTATGATCTTCGTGAACTTCCATTATGACAATCGAAAAGTTATCAACTTCAGAAGCAGGATCAATACCATATACATATCTAGCGTTAGGATTTCCCCTAGTTACCGCTTGAAAGTTTACTTCCCCACTAGGTAAATTAACTGGGTTTTGTGGAGAAACCACACAAGACTCTATCAGAGAGCGTTTAAAGAACCCGTTACTGTCAGTGGAGAATACTGCCCCAAATTCCATCTGATAGATTCCTGAGTGAACTGTGGCCTTAGAACGAGCTACTTGAGCAGCGTCCATAAACCCATCTGGCAAAAGTTCAAAAGGAACCCTGATAATTGAATACTGAGTCCAGTCAAACCCATTAGGAATCCCATCGTCACCAAAAAACTCTTCTAATTTTTTAGGATCGCCTTGACTCTTAATAAAACCCTTCCATTTTTTCCAGTATTCAGCAAAATGATTAAAGTCATAATAAGCCGTTCCGGAAAGAATGATTTGATTTCCACCTTCGTCTGTTATCTTTGCTTCTTCTTCTGTCATTTCTCCAAGCTCTAAGGCTTTCTTGTTAGAAGCCAGTCTTTTAACATTCTCTACAGGAGAAGCACTAACAGCGGCAAAACCAGCAACAACGTTTTCAAAGATATCTCGTGGAATAGAAGCGAATTCGTCAGCAATAATATCATTTGCACGTTGACCACGAATCTTTGACCCGTCACCTAATGGTAAACAGGTGACAGTACCATCTCCGATTTTAAGTCTACACATGTCTACGTCTCGTCTTGGTCCACCATCTGGTCCAACGATATCTCTCAATAAAGGAGAGTTTCTCCATATGGTATCCATGTATTCAAATAAGACTTTAGACTGACGAAAAGCAGCACCAACAACAATTACTTTTCTTCCCGGTAATAATAAAGTCCGGAGTATAGCATATACAGACAAGATAAAAGATTTACCAAAACCACGACTTGCTATAAGCATGGGGAATTTTCTATTCCACATCTCTTTAAGCATTAAAGCCTGAGTAGGCAAAATGTCTATATTGAGTATTTCTTTACAGATAAAAGAAAAATAATCAGGATTAGTCATCAACCACGTTAACTTAACCGAGAAGTCTTCTTCGGTAGGAACGCTAAAAGGATTAATGATCTTAGAATCGTTTATGTTTATATTAAGCCAAGCGTCTGTTATGGCTTTTATATTTTCACTCTGCCTGCTCACGTATTAGTATCTCCGATACCTCATCGAATATCATCATGGCTCGTTCTTCGGCGTGCTCTTTGCTTTCGCAAAATACTACCTGTACATTGTATTGTTCTTGGTATTCACATAGCTTTCGCCACATAAACTTACCGTTCATCCTAACGTATTTCATTTGTTTCTTCGGTATTCCCGAATTAGTAGGGAAGTTCATCAAGTCGTCTATAGAAAATTCGCAAACAACATACTTCCAGCGAAATTTAGACATTCGTTTTATTTCAGCTTCGAAAGCCTTACGTTTTTTACCAAGATTCGTTGCCAATTCCCCAGTAGAAGCTTTTCTTTCTAAAACAAGTTCTTTTTCAAGACCTCTTATTGTGTAGTCTCCCGTTTTAAGTCCCCATCTAGCAACAGCCAAGCACTTCTTAGATAAAGCAAAGTCCCAACCATTCTTTTCTCTAGTGTCTTTTAAAACTACATACTTCGTCATTTTTTATCCCTCACTAAGTCCATAAACAATGGAACATAGTATTCTTCGTTTCCAGTTACCTTCTTGTGGCATCTATAACATAGTGTAATACCATTGTCTTCGTCAAATCGTAAATAAGCCGCACTAGACCATTTTACTATGTGATGGGCATTCAACGCTCTTTTATATCCACATCCGGGCATCTGGCATTTATGCCCATCTCTTTTAAATACACGCTTTCTCCATTCGGCGTATATTGGATCATCATAATTTCGCAATATCTTGTTCTATTCCTATTGTTTGTAATGTCTCTGAAGTGTCTTCTCCATTTTGTATTTCTAACAACGTTCTATATATAATGGTATCTCTAGCTCTTGACTCTTGGTAAAGTGATTCTAACTTCTGTTCGACATCTTTTAAGTTATCAAGCCTTACTTCTAAGTTAATTTCTTTTTTGTCTAGTTTATTAAAATAGAAACCAGAGATAGCTAGGTTGATGATCATAAGGGAAAACAATACGTATATACCACAATTTAATTTTTTCATAGCGAACCTTTACAATTGGGGACTAACCCCTGTTAATTCGGTTGTTTTAATATCGTTATGTAATTCATCCTCCAAGTAGTCAACAATTTCTTCCGTTAGCTTTTGTTCTATAATGCTTGTCTTTAATTTATCTAGCGATCTATGACACGCTTCGTCTGGATTATCAGCCTCCACAAAAAAATATACTATGCTTTTTAAGTCCTCAATTCCCATTTTATTAAGAATAAGTAATGACTCCGTCGTGTCGATTGTAACTTTGTATATCATGATCAACCATTCTCTTAACTAAGTTCTGGAAATCCGTTTTTGGCTTCCAGCCTAATTCTGTTAAAGCTTTTCTGGAGCATCCTCGTAGATACGGAACTTCTGACGGTCTTATTAGATGTTCGTCTAATTCTACGAAATCCATGTACTCCTCTATATTTATACACCTAAACGCTTCTTTTAGATACTCTTCTACCGAATATGTGTTTCCGGTTGATACAACATAGTCTTGTGGTTTGTCTTGCTGCAACATCAACCACATAGCCTCTACGTAGTCTTCTGCATGTCCCCAATCTCTTTTCGATAGTAGATTCCCAAGACGGAGGTTGGGAATACTACGACCCCTCTGGGTCGCCAAATGAAGGCTGGCCACGTAACTACTGATCTTTCTCGTTACGAATTCTTTTCCTCTTCTCTCTGATTCGTGATTGAATAATATGCCGCCACAGGCATACAAACCATAAGACTCCCGATACAGTCGAACGGAATGATGAGCAGCGCACTTAGCGATAGCGTAAGGAGACTGAGGGGAGAAGGGTGTGTTTTCATCTTGATACGGTTCTCGACTCGGTTGGAGGTCATTAAGAGAAGTGTTGTTCTCGATGGAGAATTGATCCCCAAACATCTCTGACGAGCTAGCTTGATAGAATCGCGGGCGATTCCCCATCGAACGGATTACTTCGAGGATGTTCATGCAACCGGCTGCTGTAATTGCCCATGTTAAGCTGGGTTGTTTAAATGAGACACCCACATGACTTTGTGCTGCAAGATTATAAACTTCTTCTGGCTGAACTTCGTTCAAGAGTCGGTAGATGCTACCTGTGTCTGTTACATCACCCTGAACTAGATTGAATCTATTTTTATTAAGTAATTGAGCTATTCTTTGAGTGTTGTCACCGGAACTTCTACGGGTAATTCCATACACTGTATATCCTTTAGATAGTAATAGCTCAGATAGGTATGATCCATCTTGTCCTGTTACTCCGTATATGATTGCTTTAGTCATCTTTGACGGAGTCCGGAGTTAGAAATGGTTGATCTATACTTCCATCTTCATATTTGTGGTATTCTGATAGCCTTTCACCCTCCTTTATCATTGCTAGTCTCATTTTCTCCATACTCGTTCCTATTTCGCGGCGAGCTTCGGGATTAGTCATGAGGTTTCTTACCCAGCCAATGAATGTTTGTTTAGAGTCTTCCAACCTTTTAACACGCTGTTCACGAGTAGCCTTTAAATCTTTTAACATACCGGATTTTTTAGTTTGCAAATCCCTGTAGTCACGAGTAAGACTTTCTTGGGCGGCTCTTAAGACGGCGACCTGTCGTTCGAGGTTATATATGTGTTCTTTGTCCTGTGATTCTAAAGAAATCTTTTTCTCTTCAGTAACTAAGTCTTCATAGGTGCGGATTTGAGTTGTATTAGATTGTTGAGAGGTTAATGCCCGGTTCATGAGGATTTCGAGCTTGATCGCATCAATAATCTGTAATTCTTCTGTAGGGAGAACATCATCCCGGAATTGAGTGGTAATCCTACCCCAGTGATAAAGTAGTGATTGTAATTCTTCTTCCGAAAATTGAGCTTGAAGGTCTTTCCAGAATGGACGACTCTTTAAATCATGTAGCGCTTCTATTTCCCGGTCGTTTAAGATGGAACTATCTAATTTAGATTCAATATAAGACTCAATTGAGATCGGGTCTCTATCAAGATGCGTTCCGATGTCCATGGTGGACATGTCTTTATAGTTGTTCTTTATGTATTCTTGTTCGTTTTTTGAGAATCTACCCTTCTTCATATCCATACTCCTCTAATATTCGTCTGACTTCACTAGAAATCTGCTCTCTTCGAGGTTTTGGCACGTAGGCTCCGTGTCTTACCCGTAGGTAGTCGGCCCGAAGGGACGTATCTAGGTGCTCGTCGATGATTTCTAGTAGTTCTTGGTTGGCGATTTCGTCAATGAAGCCATCACTTAGCCTCATGTTCTTCTCTGCTTCATCTCTAATGTTAGAAATGTCGAGAGGTTCCATTAGAAACTTCTTACTATTGTTTAAACGTTCCTGTTTATCGTCGTTGTTTTTGTTTTGACGGTAATATTTGTCGCGTTTAAAGTTATTTAGCCGGTTTTTTACATGAACTGCGAGAAAGTTTTCAAGAGGTCTACCTTCTTCATAGCGATCTAGAGCATCTAGAGCAATAATAAAGGCCTCTTGGTGTATATCCTCGGATTCAAAGTAACCAAACTTAAATTTGTAAGCGTACCTGTCACAAATCTTATTTATTATCTCCAGAACTTCGTGT